ATTGTTATGGCTGTGGTAGTAGCTGCTGCAACCCTCATGGATAAACGCCCAGTGGTGCCAAATTGAAGATATCTGCCACTCTTGCGGAAGACTACAGGCTCATTGGCAAACGAGCTCAGATTAACCCATGAAAGCCAGGTAAAAGTAGGTAAAGTCAAAATGGAGGCGTCATCGGTTACTGTAACCTTGTCGTCTGTCCCGTCAAAAGTTAATGCCCAGAGACCACTGGGTAGCCTTTTCCATACGGCCCCAGTTATAGTGCCATTATTACCCTGACCTGAGAAATCATGGAGAGTGCTGCCACTGCCAGGAAGTCCAGGTAAATACAGGACACATCCAGCATCAGCATAGGGGTTACCATTGACAGAGCCAAGCAGTTTATCAGGGACAACTCTAGGTGGATAGGTAAGGACTCCACCCATACCTTCCTTGTAGTAAGGATTTGCTATGGACTTTCCATTAGCCAGAACTCTCATAGCACCTCCTTATATTAACTCATAGACTATTCGTAGCCCATAAGTCCCAGTATCGGTGTTGGTGTAGGCTATATCAATTTCATCATCTGCCTCAAACTCATAGCCTTCACCAAAAATCCAGGTCCTGTCCGTAACACTACCTACAGATAAATCCTCGGTGACATAATTGACATCATAGGCAGCGCCATCTCCAGCATCCAGGTCAATGGTGAAATCCTCACTGGTAGTGGGCGCAGCCGACAGATGCAATTCCACCCTCAGTAGCCTGAATAACGCCCCTGGTGCAACTGCCTTAGCTATGGCACTACTACCTGTAGCTGTGGTAAATGTAGGATCATTCTTTACCTTGCCAATTACATTAGTTCCAGCAGTGAGGTAAGCAACGCTCAAGTCAGACATTGCAATAGTCCGCCACACGACAGTTAATGTCCCAGTCGTGCCTGCCCCAACCGCTATCCTTACCTGTGATAGTGGCCCTAATAGCAGATAGATTGTTGCCGTGCTAGGTGAGCTTATTTGAGCTACTGTGGGCGTTGGGGTTATAGTTGCCCTGTTGATATAGGGGATGTTGTAAAAGGTAGAACCATCTGGTGTAGTTTGGAAGTCTACCGTGCCATCCCAGCTACTTGCCCCAGTGAGTTCTACCAGAACTGAGCCACCATCAGCGTTGAAGTCAATGCTCGGTGCATCGTCACCGCAGTCTGTTGCTGAAACGGTATTACTGGTATCCGCTTCCTTGTGAACCTCACTATTGGCTATGTGTGCTGTGTATTTTGCCTTTATCTCATTGAGTAAAGTAAAGACACTGGCTTCATCAATAGCATCAGCGGTTAAAACCTTGTTGTGGGTATCATTTATTCGGTGAACGCCAGATTCTATAAGGTGGGCATTGTAGTCCTTCTTTATCTCATTGGCTAAAGTCAGGACTGTGGCAAGAGTGGTGGCATCAGATGAACTAACTGCGTTTGTTGAATCGGCAGCTTTGTGATATGTAGTTGATGCCCGATGGCTGTTGTAGTCAGATTTTATTTCGTTGGCTAGCGTATATTCGCTATCCGCAGCAGGAACGAAAACTGTGCCTCTTTTATCTCCGCTTCCCATGAGTATCAATCCTCCTTCTGAGTGTTCTCAATCACCACTCAGGTATATTTGAGTGGCTAGTATGGTCTGGTTACACTATGTTCTATCGCCGGCCGGCTACCCCTCATATATGCTACGGTCAATGTGATAGCCCCAGCATCACCGATAATCTCAGCATCAGCTACTTTGGCAGCAGGAATCAAGAACATCTCCTTTGCCTTGACTGCGTGTCCTGTGGATGATGTCGCCGTGCCATTGGGAACCCAGTGGCAGGCAGCACTTGGATAGCACCAGATGTCACCGCAGTTTTCTGGTATAGTTAAGCTGCCACCAGTAGCCAGTGTTCCGCTGCTAGCAAACTTTGAAGAACACTGTTCCATTGCGATTATCGGTCCAACTGTCCGTAGTTTTGTGTCTGCCATTTTATTCTCCTATGATTGGTATTTTGTACTCTACTAAGAAATCCCTTACCGTTCCAAGATGCTCTTTGTTCGGCCAGCCCCTAGAAGCAAAAGCTACTCTAACCCAGTGTGCCCTTTGCTGAGGTGTAGCATTGGTATCCTCAACTGGTCTAAGTAGGTCAGGTGGTAGCTTGTCATTACCTTGCTCTATAACAGGGCTAGATTTTGATTGTAGTGCCTGTTGCTTGGCTTCTCTGCCAGCCTTGAGACGGGCTACTACTTTTGCCTTTTCCTCCTCAGTCAAAGGTTTTCTAGCCATTACTCATCCTCCAAACAAAACGTCTTGTAGTTTCGCATTGCCCGGAATATCTTACCGAATAACGCCCTACCTTTTACCTTGCTTTCCTCTGTTTCCATCCATCCTTTTTCTGGTTTTCCTAGTTGGCGTGGTTGCCATTCGCCACTGACAATCTTCTCTACTATCTTCTCCAAGAGTAAATCAATCCTTCCACGATACATCCCATCGTGCTCATACTCGCCCACGACTATCCTCTTGGCTGCCTTAACAATTCTGCGAAGCCTGTCATTTCTCTCGTGCTTTAGTATTTCGTCAAAAGCATCTATGAGCAATAGGCTATTTGGTTGTCTGCATCTCCGTTTGGTCGGTGGCGGATACTTGAGGGACAAACCAAAGATAGCCAACATCAATGGAGCCTTTACTTCACTGATAAAGAAATCCCTTTTTCTAACAAGTATATCTTCGGCTATAGTCTTTACTGACATTTACCTTTTCCCTCTGAGTAGTTCCTGTATAACTTGTTAATCTTATCCACCAACTTCAACCATTGTTCAAAGTCCAACTGATCGCCAGCTATGTAGAGTTTGCCAGTTTTCTTATCCAGATGCACTGGCTCTCCACCGATAATTGTTCTGTGCAGCTGGATATAATCAGGCTCACTCATCTTAACCTACTACCACTGTATCAACTACTTTCAAGTCATTCGGGTTAGAGTACTCGTGAATAGCCTGAAGGACTAAAGTATCTCTTAATGCTTGCTGGTCTCGCCTATCGTGGTTAGCCTGCTTAAAGGCTTTAACCTTGCTCTGCACTTCCTCGGCAGAATAGCCTCGCCAGCGCAGAAACTCAATAGCAGCAGCCAGTAGCTCAACAACCCCTTCCTCTGCTTCCTTGATTAGAGTATCCTCTTTACGCTTCTTGATAGTAAGCATATCGCCCACATCTACGCTATTAAGCAATACAGCATAAGCTATATTATTCCCTGGTCTATCTAAGAGATAGTCCTTCTTGTTATCCCAAATCTTGTAGTCAAACTGAATTACATCTCCCATAGCCTCTCCTTCGTGATAACCCCACTGTATAAACCTTTCAGCCACCAGGGTGGGTCTTTGATCAACCCTTCCTCTCTGTTCAGTATCTGCCTCAAATTAGCAGTCAGGAAACTTGAAGTCCCAGCATTAGGGTCAGCCCCCACTCTTTTTTTAGAGTCTAGTAACCCAGCCCTGTGATAGAGCAGGTTTATCCTTCGCTCTAGTTCCTGCCACTGCTCCAGCGTCAGGTCATCACCTGCCAGATGGAGGGTGCCAGTGGACTTCGTGAAGCCCACTGGCTCTCCACCGACTATGACCTTAGTTAACTTTGTGTTGTCAAAGCTCGGCATTATTTCTCCTTACACCACCAAGAAGATTAGTTGTGCAGACAGCATGATGGGATCGTCCCCAGCAGTGCCCTCAGCAGCCTTCTTGACATCAATGCCCAGAAGATTACCAGCCTCGATGATACCAGTGGCATCAAAGGCATCTGACACATCAGCCCGGTTCAGGTCGTTAGCAGCTACGGTCAGCGCTGATGCTGTGATACCGTCAGTAGTAGTGCTGGTAGTCTCATCGTCTACACCAGCACTCACATCAATGGTATAGGTGTCAGATGAATCCAGGGCAGTGCCTGTTCCACACCACCACAGGTAGGCTATCTCCAGCCCCACGCAGTTCTCAGGAACCATAACCGAGCCACCACAAGCAGCATCGGTGTCGTCAAGACCTATACCGAGATAATCGTTGTCGCTGTCAAATGGTGCCGCACTCTCGGTATATGGGAGCATAACATTGACCATTAGCTCCCTGACCGGGGGAATGTCCACATAGAGTTCCTTTGTGGACAGCCCAAAGCCAAGAACCTGCTTCAGGTTATTAGCTCCAGTTGGTCTGGTTGCGGTGATTGCTCCAGCAGTAGTGCTCAGGTAATACTGGTCTCCTTGAGTGTATGGTGCGTCTGTGTCTACGATGATACCGCTTCGGCAAAAGATACCGACAGCTCCTGAGTCAAAGCTGTTGACTGCTATTGCCTCTGCGAATTTCGTGTTGTCGTCTGCGTCCGCCTTCTCCCAGTCGGTGCCGTCAAAATAGACGGCAGCTCCTGCGGTCAGGTCGGTTGAACCTACAGTGCCTGTAAAGACACCTCGTGCTTGCCTTACATATGGATCTGCCAATTGAGTTTCCTCCTTATTTTATTCTTTGGTTAAACTACCGAATATTAGGCAGCCGAATCTATTCCGCCCAGAGCAGCTATAACCTTTGCTGAGAAAGTTACAGCCTGGATATAGACTACCAAGCGGTAAAGATTCTCGTTTTTCTTTTCCTTGATTCCTAGCCTCTGAATATCAGGCTCCAGAACCGGGCCGTTATGGATTATGGTGTAACCCTGTTTTTCCTCGCCGAATTTAATGGCAAAGATGGTTGTGGCTGTGCTTGATGGCCAAGTGCTTGAGTCGTTGTATTGCTCGGAATTGGTGATGTAGTCATTGATGACTATTGGAACGGTATTGTAGAGGTAGACCTGCCTACCGAATAGCTCTATCCGGTCAAGTCGCATACCACTACCACTTGCTCGCATCAGTGAAGTTAGCTTCCGTCGCATTGTCTTGTTCATGATGAGAGCATCGGGATTGCCCATCTCCACCATGTCCATCATGGCATCAAGCCTGTCAAGTGTCAGTTCGGTTTCAGCGCTACCAGGCCCATCCACGACCCCATCATCCATTGCCATCATCCTAGTCTCTGCTCTACAGAGGCTATCCAGTCCCTCAAACTCAGTGCTTACATTTTCTGGCTCACCAGTGATGATTAAGTCCTCAATCTTACGAGCCAGAGACTTGGACATCTGGCTGATAAGCACTGCTTCCTGGCTCTGAACATTGCCCCTGGTTTGCAGAGCATACCTGTCCAGAGGCGACTGCACGCCTACAATCGTCAATGACGCGGTTTTCTTGGTATATGTCGGCTCAGTGTCCTCCCAGGTATCACGCACAGCATGAGTAGTT